GGCATTGTTGTCTGTAAAATCATTACTTGCCTCCAGTAGGTCTACCTGTAGCAATGTTACCACCTGTGGCTTGTTCGCCTAAAAATCTACCTAATCCGTCTGCTGGTGCTGATGCTGTTGGTAATACTGTAGGAATAGGTGCTGGTGTAAATGCATTACTTGCTAACATTAAATTATTTATCATAGATGTTGGTGTTTGTTTAGACCCAACCCATCCTGTTTGGTAATCTTGAACCATATATCTTCTTGGGTCAACATTAGGTGTATTTATATCTAAATATTGTGCACCACCTGAACGACTACGTCTTGCATACCTTTGTTTCATTTGACGTTCTAATGTATCGTAACCGCCAGCTTGTCTTTGTTTTTCTATGCGTGCTGCTGGCGATGCACCTCGACCAGCAAGATTTACATAATTCATTGGCAATACTTCTCTGGTTGTTTCTGTCTTTAACTGTTGTGGCACAGTTAATGGTGCATATTGTCTTACATTACCTGTAGGTGCTGCAAAGTTTAAATTGTTTTGAGCGACAGGTATAGCAGGTAAATTAGCGTTTGTATTTTGAGGGGCATTAAAATTAAAAGTAGGTGCAGATGCATTTATATAACGACCTGCTCCTTGTCCGCCAGATGGTGCTCCCATTATCTCATCCCGTATTGTGCTTTAATATTAGCAATGGCTAAATCTGTTTCTGCTCTTAGCTGTGCTTTAAAGCGTTCTAATTCTGCCTGTGATGCAATCTTCTCACGTTCAATGAGTATGTCATTGCTAGAACGTAACTGTTCTTGTTGCATATCAGCTTCATTCTTCTGAGCTTCTAATTGCATATCAGCCTGTGCTTTTTGCTGTTCAATCTGTAATTGACCTTGAATTAATTGCTCTTGTGGTGAAGGTGGTTGCTGTGGCATACCTTGTTGCATGTTTGCTGGGTTCACCCAAAATTCTTCAGGGTTTTTAAATCCTGCGTTTTGTGTCAATTTAGATAATGAATTGTAAATCTTTTCAGGTGATGTTAAACCAACCTGTAATGCTTCTTTTTGCATTTGTAAAATAGCATTGAGATGCATTAACTGTTGGTCTTTGTTACCTGCACCTAAACCAACAGAGATAGATAAGTCTTTACGGTTTTTCCACTCACGAGGATCAATCTCTACCCATTGGTTACGGATACGAACAATGTCAGGTTTAGTAATGTTTTGACGAACTAAACGGTGTACAAGTAAGAATAAATCTTTAACACCTGTTTCTGCAAATGTTCTAGCCACTAACTCTAAACGCTGTTGTGCTGCTGACATAATTTGTGCAACACCTGTAGCTGTTTTATTAAGTGAATTACTATCTAAACCTTGATTGTAGGCAGTAATACCAGTACGTTTTTCTTTCATGTTGTCCATGTATTCCACCATCGTGAATGATGTTGGAGGGAATGGAGCATGTTGTAATGGCATAATAGCTGCACCTGGTTCGCCTTGTACTCGAACCACACCACCTGGTCGTGATGTCAACATATCATCTAAATTAACTCGATCAGAAATAGCATATCGACCATTGTTGGCTAGATACATATTATCTAATTGACCACGAATCAATGTAGATTTAACTAATTGAATGTCTTTGGTTAAATCTGTATAAGAACGACCAATATGTCTGTGTGGCATAAGCATAGGTGATATGCAAGCAAATGGCACATGGTCACATTCTTCACGATAGATAATCGTATTACCAATAAGAACAAATCTATGACGCTCACCATTCATGCGTAAGTAAGTATCACGCACTAATATATCTTCATTCTCTACAGCTCTGTCATATTGCTCTGAATAAATATCACGAGCATTAGATTCTAGTTCAAATTCATCTTCTGTATCTGACATGATTTCTGCAATTTCATCTTCATCTACGTCAAATATTTCTGCCACTTCAGATGGTGACATAAGTTCACGGTGCTGTACGAATCTAGCTGTATTTAAATCTGTACCGTCTGCATCAACAGACACCATCATGTTTTCTGGTGCTACATTTTTAATTTTAATTTCGCCAAACATTTCTCTGACTTTAACCTTAACATCGTGCAACATAGGTTGCATAAATGCTTGAGCCATTTCTTGCTGTATGGATAAAGTACTATCTTCTACTTCTACATCCATAGGTGTAGCCATCTGAGGTGTGATAGGCATAGGTGGTACTGATGGGTCAGGATAAGATGTATGTTCAAGTAATTCAACAGCATCATCTTGCACGAGCATATCTAATTGTGCATCTGTTAGCCCTTCGTATGATTCTTCTTCTGCTTCTTCGTATTCTTCAAAATAAATTTTAACATAACCGTTTTTAGATAATAAAGCATCTTTAAACCATGTATAAAAGATTTCAAAGCCATTGTTCTTTTCCATAACAACATGGTTAATGTAATCAGTTTCTTGGTCAGCAGCAGCTTGATCCTCTGGTCCTTTAGGTTCAAATGATACAACTTCATCGCCTGCAACAAACACTTTCAGTAATTGAGGTAATGCAGACTCAATCGTATCTTGCACATCGTAAGATACAACCTGTGAACGACCTTCTACTTCGTTACCAAATGGTTCGCCAAGATAATACTGAATAGCCTCTGCACGTTCTGCGGATAGAGCTGAATCATTGATACCGTAAGATATGCTTTCTTCGTTATCTATCTTACTAACTATTTCTGCATCGGTTAATTTCATACTATTCCTATATTAGAGTAATGTATCTCTTGACTTCCCCATGTTTCATTGGTCATTTTGTCAATAGATACGTTTAAATATCTAAAAGCATCTGCTCCATGTGAATACTCATCGTGAACTGGTGAACCAGGTTCGTTAGTAGATGGACTGATACTTCGTCTGTAATGTTTTAAGCAGTCTATAAGACGACTTGTAGAGTTATCAAAGTATATACGATGGAAGTTCATACGACTAACCTTGATACCAGACTCAACATCTAGTCTTGGCACAATGCGAACATCCCAACCATTTCTATTCATTATATCTTCTGCTGATATACCATGTTTAAAGTCTTTGGATTGACCATCATGGGGTAGATACATTTGACCCCAATTATAAGGTAAGTTCTTTAGTTCAGCAGAATAACTGTCGAGTGTTCTATGGTCATCTTCTATGTATTTAATAACACGAACATCTGACACACCTTTTTGACATAGGATAATTGACATGCTGTCATTCCAACCTAAGTCCATAACCACATGAACTTTAAGCTCAGGGTCATAAGGTACGTTACATACTCGACCTTCTTCTTGTGCTTCTCTTATCTCATTAGCGTAGATAGCACCATCAACAGCAGACTTACATTCACCTAACCATATATTCTCGTAGTCAGGGTTATTAGCCTCTGCGTGTTTTCGTTCTTTTTCTAATACATCAGGAAACCAAGGGTTATCAGTATAATTAATTTTAACAACCTTGGCATCACTAGGTGGACTTACTACAAACCTTGTGTAAGTGTCGTCAGTATCCAGGTCAGGGTTAAAGCTAACCCATATCTCTGATTCTGGTTTCCTAATAGTGGGTATGAGAATATCCCAAGACTTTTTACATATTGTCTGTGCTTCTTCACACCATACAATATCGACACCCTCAAATGATTTAATACTTTCTACTGTGTTATTAGCTAGACCTGTAAAATTAATCTGTGATCCGTTTCTACATCTTATTTCTGTTTCTAATATCTCAAAGAACTTTCCTAGTTCTAATACCTGTATTTGGTCTGATAATAACTGATGCACAGATTGTTTAATAGACCGTTGTATTTCCCTAGCACAGAGTATTCTGAGTCTTTTTTTTGTTGCTTCTAATAATAATGCCCTAGCAAATCCCCATGATTTACCAGAACCTCGACCACCGTATGCTACTTTGTACCGATAAGGTTGAAATAAGAACTCTAATTTATCAGGAAAGTTAGCGTCTAATATGTCAGATTGATTAACTTCCATCTTTTTTCAAAAAGTTTACAGCTATGTTTACAGGCAGTTCTGATCCTTCTACCCCTGTTATTTCTGTTGTGGCTACTGATTTGCCATCAATTCTATCGCCAATTTCTTTTATTGCTGCAATATCACCATCTTTAGCTTTAGCAAATAAAGCATAAGCTACTTCATGTAATTGTTTATGGTCGTCTTGGATACCTAATTTTCTTATTATATCGCTCCAAACCTTACCCTTATGATTAGAATTACCTTTCATAGCCTCGCTAATCATCTTCTTAGCTTCTTCTGTATGTTTTTCACCCTTATTCATGATTCTGTCTTTTCATGTAAGTTTTTGATTTTATTTGCATCATCCATTTACAACTCCGTATAGGTTGGTTGTTATAATTTACTTCTAAATATTCCTGTGAGTGGGTTAATCGTATGAGTGAATGTAGTCATCCAATCAGTTCCGTAGTCCATGCTATGATAACCTTTGAAGCATGGAGTGCCAATAGTGTAATGTATTAGTTTAGCATCAGGGTTGTAGTCGTATTCGTTAGCCAACCAGTTCCATTCTATAGGTAGCTCACCTACACTATCTGTCCATTCAAACCTGTGTAGCTCTTT